TAACCGCTCGCATGGACTGTACTACACCGCCATTAGCGCAACGGTCAAGCTATCCAACTCCGCGGTGCTCATTTCGCCGTCCGCGTGTTTCTCTGCGAATAGGTCGAGCGCTTTTCGTGCCAGCCTATGCGCCTCTGCCTCGCCGTCGTCGCCCTGCGCGGCCAGTGCGTGCAGTTTGTGTAGCAGGCATTCGTACTTTGCATTCACCGTCAGCATCGCTCTCGTCTCCTCCGGCGCCTACGTTCTGCGCCTGCATCCGCCACTGCCGTCTCGTACACGGCAGGGACAGGGCAGAGGCTACCACGCCTCGGTGTGTAGTGCGGTGAGATCGTCTCCGTTGTTCTTGCACTCGCGAATGACGTCCGTCAGGTAGTAGCTGTCGAGTTGGACAGCCTGCTCCCTGGTGTCTACCCAGGTATGCAGACTCCCGAGCCACTGCGGGCCGGCTTCCGTTTCTTTGCGAATAATCATTAGGTATCCGCGTGTTGCCATCGTCTCTCGCTCCTCTCTCGTCTAACCGCTCGCATGGCCGGCCCGTGAGCCGGCCCCGCCAGGGGTTAGTGCGCTAGGCGGAAGCGTATGGCCTTACGCCTCGGACGGTGTGGCCGTTCTTCTCAAAGTGGCGGCTGGTATAGTCGGCCTCCGCGAGGGTGGATACGTAAATCGTCCACTCTACTTCGGGAGAATGGCCGGGGCTGGTGATGAGAGCGAAGTGCGCCGGGATGATGCGCCATGCACCGCCCGCGTCTTCGATTACTTGCGGCTCAGCGCCGGTCTTCTTCGCGAGGGTCTCCGCGTCCCGGTAGGCGTCGGCTGCATCGCGATACCAGATGGCGTTGTGCTCACATCTGCACCACTCGCTCATAAGGGTGGTCTTTCGCTCTTCTCCGCACGCCGGGCAGGTTAGTCTGACTGTCTTTGCCACTGCTCGCCTCCTCTGTCCGTCTGATTCTAATATACCACACGCCTGTCAGTTTGTCAAGCGGATTTCGGTACATCCTCAGATTTATTTTCGGGTGCCTCCTGGGGTACCCTGTGGCGCGTCCTGGGCAGGTTGCGCTTTGCGGGGCCGCCCGGTTTTGCGTTTCCCGCGCGCCGCAATCCCGCCAAGCCGCCCGCGCTCGCGCCGGCTTTCCCGATATGCCTCCTCGCCCATGCGCGCCCGCTCGCGCTGCGCGCTCAGCCTCCCTAACGTCCTGCCGGCCTCACTCGTCATGGACACCACCTCTGGGATGATAGTACCATGCGTCTGCCGTGGTGTCAAGCGCGAAATAACCGCGCGGGCGTTTGACAGGTTTGACGGAATGTGGTAATAGGAACTAGTAGCGTTAGTGGGAGGTCGCATGGCTGCACTCCGAACACAGGTTGACCGCGTACGCTGTGCCGATTGCGCGAATGCCCACATCACGCCGCGCACGCAGGGCGAAAACTGGCGGTGTACGAACGGCCAGGCGGTGAGGGGCAGGGTATATCTCGGCGGAACGACGCAGGAAGTTCGGCCCGACGCCACAAACCCCGACGGATTCCGCCTGCTTCTCCGCAAACAGCGCCACTGTGAGCAATTCGCGTCCATGGATGGCCCATGAGTGCACCCGCACAAGCCAAGCCGATGCTGGCGGCCCGCAGCTCCCAGGGCAAGCTTGAGACGGTGAAGTGTCGGCATTGTGGCTTCTACAACAGCCCCGGTCGTGGCCAATGCGAGGAGTGCGGCGGCCTACTCGCTCCCCCAGCCGCACGACAGCATACGACCGACGAGTTCTCCGGGCGCGTCGCCGGCGAGGACGAGGAACCTCTGGGGGAGTATCTGCATCGCAATGAATACCTACCGGGACCTCCAGTGCAGGCTGTACTGGATCGTCAACAGCGACGGCGCCAACGGGCGGGACTGAGGCGGAAACGCAGCAATGCCCAGAGCTGATACGCCGAAAAACCGCGCCCGCGAGGCTGCCCTGACTCTGCGGCGCCCGAAACTTCGCTACCACGTCTGCACGCGCACCGGCCACCATGGCGGCCTCTTCCACGGCGACGGCGTCCGCCGGCGACAGGCGCGCTTCGCGACCGCTGAGGAAGCAGAGGGGTACGCGCGGGCTGTGCCGATGCTGAGCGATCCATTCGTGTGCGACGAGCGCCGCTGGCGCCGGAGACACCGCGGAGCTTGACATGGCCATCCTGCCAGATTCCCCGATCCCAGGACTCGACAGACCCCACGGGCGCAGACGCGTGCTCGCCGAATGCGCGCTGCTCGCCATAGAGAGCTGGCAGGGCCGCCCGCGGAAGCGCCGCCTCGGCACCGTCGGCGCGCGCAACCGCACTATCGAGGCCGGCCGAGCGCAGCAGTGGCAGCAGGCGCAGCAGGTCGGCAACAGGTTCAGGCGGGCATAATGGCGGAAAGCGCGCGGGCGTTCGCTACGCTGGAGGCCGCGAGGGGCATTACTCGCGAGGCGCGAGGGGTAGCAGTGCGGGCCGGGAGAGTCCGAGAGGGCTACTCTCCAACGGAACGGGGATACCACATTTCGGCACTTTCTCGCGATAGAATAGGGCGGTGACTGTGGCGACGCGGCGGACCCCAGAAGGGCTGACCCCAAAGCAGGCGAGGTTTGTGAGCGAGTACCTCATTGACCTGAACGCTTCCGCGGCTGCCGTGCGAGCTGGATACACACCTCATTACGCGGATCGGCAGGGTAAGAAACTGGTAGAGAAAAGGCGCGTGCAAGCGGCGATTGCCGTCCAGATGGCTGCCAGAGAGTCTAGGACGCTCATAACGCAGGATCGGGTGCTGCAGGAGATCGCTCGTGTTGCCTTCTCGAACATTCAGAATGTGGCAGACATCGGGCCTATGGGCGTGTATCTGAAGGAGTTCAAGGACCTGCCAGAGGATGCCACAGCGACCGTCTCTGAGGCGAAACAGACGGCTTCGGAGAACGGCGTGAACGTCTCCTTGAAGGTGTGGCCCAAGATGGCGGCGCTGGAGCTCGCCGGCAAGCACTTGGGGATGTTCGTGGAGCGGCTGGGGAATGCGGATGGGAGCAACCTGGCGGGCGTGGTGGTGTATCTGCCGCGGGGCGCAGACACGGAATCGGCTAGCGAAGAGGGTTCGGGGTAGCAATGTCAGGCGCGATTCTAGCAGGAAAGCTGCATAGTCTAGTCATTCCACGAGCAGCAAAGCCTTCTAAACCCCCTGCCAGAGGGGGTGTTTGCTTCTGTTTGCGTCCGTTATTGTGCATTATGTCGCGTTTCCTAGGGCAGGCGCAGTGACTGCTACCGCGACCAAACCGAGCGCCAAGCCGACGCGCCAGCACCGGCACGACGAGTGCCCGCAGTGCTTTGGGCACGTCGAGCTGCGGCCGGGACAGAATCGCTGCCCGTCCTGTGCGCATGGCTGGCTAGCGATCATGCCGCAGGCGGGGCCGCAGACGCTGTTCCTGGGCAAGCGCATGGCGCAGGTTGATATCGTGGGATTCGGCGGCGCAGCTGGGGGCGGGAAACTTCTGGCGCTCGATACGCCAGTGCCTACACCCTCTGGCTGGACAACGATGGGGGACATCCGAGACGGGGACGAGGTCTTTGACAGCCTGGGGAACCCATGTCTAGTGCTGCGCGCTCACAAGAGAGAGACGCCACAGGCGTGCTATCGGTTGACATTCGATGACGGCGAAACCATCGACGCTGGGGCCGAGCACCTTTGGCTCACGTTTGACGCGGTTGAGTTGGCGGCGCTGACCCGGCGACATCCGACATGGAGGGAGGCGCGACGGTACAAGCGGCCGAGTCGGGCGGGCGGGCAGAAGTCTGCGGTGTTCCGAGCGGCGATCACGGTGCGGAATGGGAAACACCCACCTCCAGCCATGCCTTCCCCGACTGGCACTGTGCGAGGTACTGCCGAGATAGCGCGGACGCTGCGGACTCCGGCCGGGAGAGCAAATCACGCCATCCCTGTAACGGATGCCGTCACGTTGCCAGAGGCAACCCTGCCGATAGACCCGTACCTGTTGGGTATCTGGTTGGGGGATGGCACAGCAACGAACGGCGGGATCACGACGGCTGACCAAGGGATTCTGGCGGCCTATAGGGCGGCTGGGTTCGCTCTTGGCGTCATCCAGAAGAAAGCCGGGAACGCGGCAGTATCGGTTACGGTGCTGGGATTGTCAACGATGCTGCGTTCCCTGGGGCTGATGGGGAACAAGCACGTCCCTTTGGCTTATCTGAGGGCATCACGAGAGCAACGACTGGCTCTGCTACAGGGCCTGATGGATACTGATGGAACGGCGACCGAGGCAGGGGCGGTGGAGTTCTACTCCTGCCGGAAGTGTCTCGTGGAAGCAGTGCAGGAGCTCGCTGCGTCACTTGGGCACAAACCGGGGATTCCGAGGGAGGGCAGAGCGACTCTCTATGGAAAGGACTGCGGCCCAAAATGGCGTCTGAAGTGGTCACCGTCAGAGTTGGTCTTTCGACTACCCCGCAAAGCAGACCGTCAGAAGGTCAATGGGCATCGCCGCACGGTGCGTTTCCGCTACATCGTCGCCTGCGATACCATTGCGTCGGTGCCGATGCGATGCATCACGGTGGACTCAGCCTCAGGGATGTATCTATGCGGGAAGGCATTCATCCCGACACACAATAGTTGGTCCCTGCTACTCGATCCCATTCCCGACATGAGCATCAAGGGCTTCGGGGCGGTGATATTCCGGCGCGACGCGACGCAGCTGACCAATGAGGGTGGCCTGTGGGACGCGAGCCGGGAGATATACCCGTTCCTCAAGGCCAGGCCCAGGGAATCCCCGGCGTTGCAGTGGCGGTTCCCTGGCGGCGGGCGGATAAGTTTCCACCACCTGCATTCCCCGGATGACCAGTACGCATGGCAGGGCGCGGAGATATGCGACCTGCTGTTCGACGAATTGACGCACTTCGAGGAGGCGCAGTTCTGGTATCTGATCTCCCGAAACCGCAGCACCTGCGGGGTACGGCCGCGCTGTCGCGCTACGTTCAATCCCGACGCGGGATCCTGGGTCAAGGCGCTGTTCGCCCCGTGGGTAGACGGCGAGTACCCGGACCCGGCAGGGCCGGGCGAGGTGCGCTACCTGGTGCGCCAGGACGGCTACCACTACTTCCGCACGGAGTCCGAGGCGCAGGTCTACGCGATCCAGGTGCTAGACATCACCGTTGGGGACGCGCAGCACGCGGTCAAGTCGGTGTCGTTCGTGCCCGCGAGGTTGGACGATAACCCGGCGCTGATGGATCGGAACCCGCAGTACCGGGCGAACCTACTGTCGCTGCCGCCTGTCGAGCGCGAGCGACTGCTGTACGGCGACTGGAATATCCTCACGGACCGGTTTTTTGACCAGTGGCGGGCTGACACGGCCGAGGGAACGCCCTGGCACGTCATTCCGACGGGCGAGGTGCCGCGGGGCCATACCTACTACTTGGGCGTAGACTGGGGCTTCTCTGACCCGTTCGCCTGTTACCTGGTGGCAATCAGCCATGATGGGCGGATGACGGTCTGCCGAGAGGCCTACGAGACCGGGAAGTTGACCAGCGAGCAGGGCGACCTGATGGCGGGGATGCTGAGCGCGGCGGGACTGCCGAAGAGTAGCATAGTTTACGCTGGCCATGACGTGTTCAACCGGCGGTTGCGAAGTTCCGGGGCCTACGATGAGCCGATAGCGCGTACGTGGGAGCAGATGGGGCTGGCGGTAATCACAGCCGGTCGGGACCCGCTCAACCGGGCGTCGAAGTTCCGTGAGTACCTGCGGGACTGGGGAGCGGATGAGGGATGGCCGCAGGGGCGGCCTGGCCTGCAGGTGATGGCGTGCTGCTCGAACCTGATCCGCACGCTGCCGCTGTTGCAGTCCGACAAGCGACACCCGGAGCAGGTGGACACGACGCAGGACGACCACGCTTACGATGCTGTTGGACACATTCTGACGAGCCTGCCGGGACGACCGGACAAGCTAGCGATAGCCGATAACCTGACCGTCGAGCAGCAGCGGGCGGAACTGGCGGATGCGTACGATGATCGCTACGACCAGCAGGCAGAGCATGACCCGCGGGGGACGATGTGGAGCATACGGACGTGAAGGAGGCGAGAGGCGAGATGAACGAGGAGGCGAGATACCTTTTGGGCGATGATGTAGACGCGGTCCTGCGTGTGGCGGAAAGGATGAAGGAGAAATCCTGCACGCGCTTCTGCGTGTTCCCTGACCTGTGTACGGGAGGGACGTGGATAGTGATGGGGAGGCAGGACCTACGATTATTCCCGGAGGATGACGCCTTGGTAGCGGCGGCGCGGGAACTCGTGAGGGTAAGTGAGCTGAGGTCGCGCAGGCACTGGGTGCAACGCCCGCCGCGGACGCCGTCAAAGAGCATCTGATGGGCCACCTGCGTTCGCACTACCGAGAGATGGACGAGGCAGCGCGGGCCGAGGTCGAGAACATCGTTCGGGATTGCCTCTGGCGGCTGCTCATGGACACAAAGGGAGAACACCTGCACGATCTGGAAGCGGCGGTGATGCGCGAACACGAACGGGCGGTGGGCAAGGGCAAGACGCACGCCGAGAGAGCGAAGAAGAGAGTGCCAGAACCGAGCGCAACCTGCACCGTCGTCTGCCCGCCCGGCACCGAGTTCATCCTTCCTGGCTACCAGCAGGCCGTGAGCGAACTCCTGGCAGCGGTTCAGGCGGCGCAGGGGACTGACGCATGAGGGCGCGGCTTGCTCAGCGGTACGCCTGGGACCCGAAGGCGAGGGCCGAAGCCATGATCGCGAGCGGCATCGATCCCGCAGTGGCGTGGTACTGGGTATCGGACGGCGAGAATAATGACGTGGCATCTCTTGATGTACTGGCGGCGCGAGGCGAACTACAACGCCATGTGGACGCGGCACTCGCGTTCGAGACGGAGGTCTGCACTGCATGCCTGACGGCATCTACTCGGTGATCGTAGACAACACGCGCACTGATTTCGTCTCCCAGCGCAGAACGCGCGTCCCCTTCTGGTGGCCCCTATTCTGGCCGCCAAAGTTCGTGCCGTGGACCGAGTCGCAGTTGGACCTTATCCGCGCGCTGGACGAACTGCACAACGGGTCGCTGGTGAACGTGGTACACGATGGCCGCGTATTGACAGTTGAGACCTACGACGTGGACAAGACCGCGGGGACGTTCAAGGTGCGGCCGAGGGCGGGAACGAGGGGCGCGAGATCACGCGCGAGGCTTCCGTAACTCTTCGGGCGAACTGATTGCATGACGAACGGTACTTATCGGAGGCCCATTCAGGCGCAGTGTGTGACGGAGGAGCCAAGTGGCTAAGGCGAGAGTCGCCGACTTCAAGTTCGTATCGAACGAGATTGACTACCCGTGGGACGGCCACGATGTCACTTGGTGGTGTCCCGTGTGTGAGTACATCTTCACCATGATGACTACGGTTGACGGCACCTGCCCCGCCAAACCTAAGGCGTGTCCCTCCTGCGGCATCAAGGCGGGGCCAGGAACCGAGACTAGCCAGGATGACTGACTCTGTGGGTGCCTTCGCGGTCATTTTCGGCTTCATCTTCCTCGTCCTGTGGGCGTACCGGGAACTCACCTACCGACTCGACAAGCACGCCTGGGACGAGGAGCGGGCGGAGATACTGGGGCTGCGGAATCCCGCGGTCAGTGAGTTCGTACCAGCCGCTGAGGTGCTGCAGAGCACCGCCGCCGAGGATGAGGAACCTGAGACGCCAGAGGAGCGCAAGCGGCGTGAGGACCTTGAGCACATGGACCAACTGGAGCGAGACCTGAACGTGCGGCGGGTTATCCAGATGGACAACT